GTTGTGTTGAATGCCGGTGCAGATGGATTTGGTCAAGGTGTAGCCAATGATGTTCTTGAACTTTATCCATATCTTTCAAAGGCAATAGATGCCAAGGATTCTGCCGGAGACACTTCATATTTCAAGACAGTCATTAACAACGATTCAAACTATATTCGTATTGGCACAGTGACCACTTGGAATACTCAATGGGGTAAGATTTCAACTGAAGTGTCTTCTGCTACTGGTGGTTATGGTAATTCTGGTGTCACTGGATTCAATAGTGTCAAACTAACGGGTGGTTATGATGGAGATTATGTAACGTCTGATTACCAAGACGCATGGAACATCTTTACGGACACCGAACAAGAAGATGTTTCACTACTCGTTGCTGGTTGCGGTGGAAGTGATACATTAGGTGAAAGTGATAGCGAAACTGTATTGGGTCATATTGTTGACCTTGCAACCACAAGAAAAGATTGTGTTGCGTTCATTTCACCGAGCAAGGGAGATGTGGTTGGTGGTGACACTGCCTCTAAGAAGTTAGACAATCTAACTGCTGCCGCATCTGGATTCAGAACAAACAAGGTAAACAAGAACACATCCTATGCGTTCTTGGATAGTGGTTGGAAGTATCAGTACGACAAATATGCAAAGGTCTACCGTTGGGTTCCCCTGAATGGTGATAGTGCTGGTCTTACTGCAAGAACTGATCAATCAAGAGATCCTTGGTGGAGCCCTGCTGGATATAACCGGGGTCAGATTAAGAATGTTGTTAAGTTGGCATACAATCCATCAAAGGCACATCGAGATGCCCTTTATCTGAGGCAGATTAATCCGGTTGTGTCGTTCCCAGGTGAGGGAACACTTCTGTATGGTGACAAGACAATGCTGACACGACCGAGTGCATTTGATCGACTCAATGTACGAAGGTTGTTCATTGTTCTTGAGAAGGCAATTTCAACGGCTGCGAAGTTCCAGCTATTTGAGTTCAATGATGCCTTTACCCGAGCGCAATTCCGAAATATGGTTGAGCCATTCCTTCGGGATGTCAAGGGTCGAAGAGGAATGACAGATTTCAGGGTGGTGTGTGATGAAACTAACAACCCAGGAAGCGTGATTGATCGAAATGAGTTTGTTGGTGACATCTACATTAAGCCAACTCGTTCCATCAACTTCATTCAGCTCAACTTTGTTGCAGTTGCAACGGGTGTTGATTTCTCTGAAATTGTGGGTAAGTTCTAAGGTCATGCACATAAATAGTATTAGGGATATATCACAAGGAGATAACAATAATGCCTTTTTCAATTAACAATTTCAGAGCACAACTTGTTGGTCAGGGTGCTCGACCTAATTTGTTTGAGGTTACAGTTCCCTTTCCAACTTCAGTTCCGGCAGGGGAAGCAGGGCAGAAACTGACCTTCATGTGTAAAGGTGCTCAGGTTCCTGGTGCAGACCTTGGTTTGGTTGAGGTTCCCTATTTTGGTAGAAATATCAAACTTGCCGGAAACAGAACCTTTGCCGAGTGGACAACCACAGTAATTAATGATGAGGATTTTGCTGTTCATGGTGGAATCACCAACTGGATGAACGCAATCAATTCACATGAAGAAAATAGACGAGGCACCACTGGAACTGAATATCAGGTTGATGCCGAAGTCACTCAATACAAAAAAGAAGGTGATGTTGCAAAGATAATTACATTAATCAATTGTTGGCCTTCTTCGGTTGCTGCAATCGAATTGGGTTGGGATCAGAACGATGCAATTGAGGAGTTTGCAGTAACTTGGCAGTATGATTGGTGGCAGGCACGAGATACGGTTCACCAAACAACTTAATTATATACCTATCTGGTGGGCATATATAATGTGAATGTAACCCTCATCAGAAAGGTTTTGTTTTATGGCAAAATATAAAATTCTAGGATTTACGATAGGTAGAGATGGGAAAGAAGACGTTCCCGAAGAACGTCTTCAACCCTTTTCTCCTCCTGATAATCAAGATGCTGCACTGACCGTTGAAGCACCTACTGTCACGGGTGGTGCCTATGGAACGTATCTTGATCTTGAAGGCACTGTCAAGAATGAGATTGAACTAATAACACGCTATCGTGAAATGGCAATGAACCCAGAGGTTGAGCTTGCTATTGATGATATTGTGAATGAAGCAGTCATTACCGAACAAGGAAAGACCCCTGTTGCTATTTCACTAGGCAACATTGATATTCCAGATTCAATCAAAACAAAGATTGCAGACGAATTCGATGAGATTCTTCGATTGCTTGCATTTCATGAGTATGCATATGACATATTCAAGAAATGGTATGTGGATGGTCGTGTTTACTACCATGTTATGATTGATACCAAGAATCCAAAGGACGGTATTCAAGAGCTTCGTGCCATTGATCCACGAAAGATTAAGAAGGCTCGTGAGATCAAAGGGAAGAAGACAAACGGTGACAAGTTAGTTTCACTACCAAGAAATGTAACAGAATATTACCTATACTATCCCGGTGGAATATCAACTCGTGTTGGTGGTATGGGTGGTCCAAATACACAACAAGCAATCAAAATAACAAACGACTCAATCTGCCACATCCACTCTGGTATACTTGATGCAGGCAACAAGATGATTCTTGGTAATTTGCATAAGGCAATCAAACCAATGAATCAGTTGAAGATGCTTGAGGATGCAACTGTTATTTACCGACTATCCCGAGCCCCTGAAAGAAGGATCTTCTATGTGGATGTTGGTAATCTACCAAAGGTTAAAGCCGAACAGTATCTTGCAGGGATCATGTCCAAGTTCAAGAACAAGGTGGTATATGATACAGAGTCAGGTGAAGTCCGAGATGATCGAAAGCATATGTCCATGTTGGAGGATTTCTGGCTTCCACGAAGAGAAGGTGGAAGAGGAACAGAAATAACAACACTTCCGGGTGGAACCAACTTGGGCGAGATCGAGGACATCATCTATTTCAAAAAGAAACTGTACAAGGCATTGGGTGTTCCGGTTTCACGGTTGGAACCAGAGGGATCATTCAGTCTTGGTCGAGCAACGGAGATTAGTAGAGATGAAGTTAAGTTTGGTAAGTTTATTAACCGTCTTCGCTATCGTTTCACTTCTTTGTTTGACGATCTACTTGGAAAGCAGCTACAGCTAAAAGGCATTCTTTCCAAAGAAGATTGGGATGTCATCAAGACGTTAGTTGAATACAACTTTCGTCAGGACTCACACTTCTCAGAACTCAAGCATACCGAGATCCTGCGCGAGCGTCTTGAGATTGCACAGACAATGGATGAGTATGTGGGCAAGTATTACTCAAAGTTGTGGTTGCGTAAGAATGTGTTGAATCAGACAGAAGAAGAGATGAAGTTGATTGATTCAGAAATGGCAAATGAAATTGATAGTGGAGAGGTTGATCCATTTGAACAAGAACAGATGGCAATTGATCGACAAAATTCGGGTGCTGGTGTTCCGCCACCGGCTGCACCTCCACAACAACAACAACAACAGCAACAGCAACAACAGAAATCACAATACGAAGAGAACACATCAACACTGAAAAAGGTTAGGTCGATTCGATCAAGAGCAAAGACTGCAACAGCCGAACAACTTGACGAAGATGTTGAATGATATAAATAACATACATGAATAGCAAGGAGATTGTATCATGACAAAGGACACCATATTGAGTGCCATTGAAGACACTGTAGTTGATAATCCAAACGAATTCGCAGAGAAGATTAATTCAGTTCTTGCAAACAAGGTAACAGACGCTCTAAAAACCAAGAAGATGGAAATATCAAACAACTGGTTGAATGATATTGAAATTGAATCAGATGAGAGCGAATAACAAAAGAAGAGGAACACCATGAAGTTAATCACAGAAATGGTCGATGACGACAAAATCGAATTCATCACAGAAGAGTCGAAGACTGGTGAAAAGTGTCATTACATTCGTGGCGTCTTTATGCAAGCAGAACAAAAGAATCGCAATGGAAGAGTCTATCCAAAGAACGTATTGAAGGAACAAGTCAACAAGTATATTACCAACTATGTTGACCAGAGCAGAGCCTTTGGTGAGTTGGGCCATCCCGATGGTCCGGTTGTCAACCTTGAGCGTGTGTCACACATGATCAAGGAGTTGAAAGAAGATGGTAATAATTGGGTCGGCAAGGCAAAGATCATGGATACGCCCTATGGCAAGATCGTCAAGAATCTGATTGACGAAGGTGCCAAGTTGGGTGTGTCTTCCAGAGGTATGGGGTCATTAAAAAACGTCAGGGGCACTAATATTGTACAAGATGATTTCTATCTTGCCACTGCGGCAGATATTGTTGCAGACCCATCTGCACCAGAAGCATTCGTTGAAGGCATCATGGAAAACAAAGAATGGGTTTGGGATAATGGAATCATCAAAGAGCGAGAGATCGAGCAATACAAAAATGAACTAACAAACGCAAAAAGAAAGCAATTGGAAGAAGCCAAGTTGAAGCTGTTTAAGTCCTTTATGTCAAAATTATAGGATTTATAAATAACATAGAATAAACTTTGGAATTTTCCATTCTTTTTAAGGAGATGGACATAATGGCAACCGAACAATACATTGTAGAAGATTCTTTGGTAGATGAAGAGATTGACCAGATCGCAAATGAAATTGCGATGGAGCTTGAGACAGAATTGTCTGAAGCACAGCCCGCTGCTGGTAATCCTGCACCTGCCGATGCTTCGCCTAGCAAGCCTGGAGATGGTGGGAATGGTTCTGCTCCCGAGCAGGCACAGGTTGGGCAGACTCCAACACCCAAGGGCAAGAAGCTATCTAAGAAAAAGGTCAAGGCTGAAGTCAAGACTAAAGGTCAGGGCGATGATCCTGCCGAAGCTGAAGTTTATGAGGAAGATGAGGCTGACAATGAGAATCAGGAGATGCTTCCCGAAACAAAGCAAGAGATGATCCGTTCAATCTTTGACACACTCAAGGGTCTTGATCAAGACAAGCTCGCTGGTGACTATGCCAAGTTAATGGCAACAATGTTAGGTGAGTCCGAGGGTGATGATGAAGAGGATCAGGTTGCTCCAGTTGTATACGAACGACAGGTTATCACTGCGGAAGATATTGATATTGCCGAAGACCTGAATGCGATCTTTGGTGAGAACGATCTTTCGGAGGAGTTCAAGACACAGGTTCAGACAGTGTTTGAAGCTGCTGTTGTATCAAAGATCAATTCTGAGCTTGAGACTCTTGAAGAGTCATACAATGCCAAGTTGGTTGAGTCAACAAATGAAATTCTTTCTGAAGTCACCGAAAAGGTGGACACATACCTTTCGTATGTTGTCGAAGAGTGGATGAAGGAAAATGAGCTTGCCATTGAACGTGGCATCAAGGCAGAGATCACCGAGGAGTTTATCGGTGGACTCAAGCAGCTATTTGAAGATCACTACATTGACGTTCCCGAAGAGAAGGTTGATGTTGTGGATAGTCTCGCCGACCGAGTTGAGGATCTTGAAGGGAAACTCAATGAGGCACTAGAGACTAACATCAATCTTTCTTCACAGGTCAAGACCTTCCAGAAGGATGAGATTGTTAGTGAGTTGTCCGATGAACTAACAGACATCGAAAGCGAGAAGCTAAAGAGCCTTTCGGAAGGTGTTGGTTTTGAAGATGCAGATCAATACAAGGAAGCTCTTGGTACAATTAAGGAAAACTACTTTCCGCGAACCGCTCAGGGTGGTTCCGCTATAATTGATGAGGAGTCTGAGGTTTCTGAAAACGGAATTATAGATGAAGCTCCAACTAATGCACAAATGAGTCGTTATGTTGATGTTATTGGAAAGACAGTAACGGAGTAGAAATCTTATTAATTATAAATAAGGATTAGGATAATGTTGAATTATAAGGATAATTCAACAAATACTTTTTTCAAGGAGTACAAAATATGTTGAACGAAGAACTTGTAAATAAGTGGCAACCAGTTCTTGAGCATGGGGATCTTCCCGAGATCAAGGATCATTATCGTAAGGTTGTTACTGCACACATGCTTGAGCAGCAAGAAATTGCTTTGCGTGAGCAGGCATCGGTTCAGGGTGCTGGATCTGCCAGTCTCCTTGGAGAGTCAACTGTACCTACTACGCTTGCTGGTGGTGGTTCACAGGCTACTAATGGTAACGTAGATAACTTCGATCCAGTCCTTATTAGTCTGGTTCGACGTACTGCGCCTAACCTGATTGCCTTTGACATCATGGGTGTTCAGCCAATGAGTGGACCAACTGGTCTGATTTTTGCGCTTCGCCCAACATATTCTAAGGATGCTGCCGGGGATAACAGTGGTGCCAATGCGTTCTATAGCGAAGCAAACACTGCTTTCTCTGCTGGACGCGGTACTGGCAACAAGCCTGCGTGGGTTGCAAAATCTGCCACTGATGGTGCAAACGTCATGTTCAATGCCATCAACGCTGAGGGCTTGATTGCTGATAATGGTGGTGCTGCCACGGCAGACGCAGAAAAGTGGGGATCGGATACTAATCCTAGCATTCCTTCCATGTCCTTCAAGATCGACAAGTCTTCGGTCACTGCCGTTACTCGCGCTCTCAAGGCTGAGTACAGTGTCGAGCTTGCTCAGGACTTGAAGGCGATTCATGGTCTTGATGCCGAGACAGAGCTTGCCAACATTCTTACCACAGAGATCAATGCCGAGATCAACCGTGAGATCGTTCGTAAGGTCTACATGGGTTGTACTGGCGTCCCGGGCGTTGATGCTCGTTCCTCACGACCTTCCGGTAATGCTGATTTTGGTCATGCCAACCTTGGTGTTCTTGATGGTCGTTGGTTGATTGAGCGATTCAAGGCACTCGTCTATAAGGTCGAGACTGAAGCCAACGCGATTGCCAAGAATACTCGACGTGGTAAGGGTAA